AAAAAGACTAACTAACAAGGTTAGCTTCCACGAACATCTTCCAACGTTCGTGGTAACCAGGATTTACACCCTGGCCGAAGGAACCGCGCTCCCAACATGGAGTACGGCGCCTTCTTAGCACAGCCTTAGGTCGTATAACTCTAAGACCTAGTGAGCTGTCCCGAAGCCATCCAGCAAGAAAACAGAACAGTAAACCGTCGGGAAAATATTCGAAATCAGGCAAAATACACCTGATCCGAATAAGATCTTTCTGGCTTATTGTCCCGTCTGCCTCAACTGAAGGAATTCGAACACGACGTAAAGCAGTAACAGAAGCCAAGTAGTAAATGGCTCCGTTACGATCTCTACGAAGAGTCCGAAGAAGCGACTCCGGAACCTTAATACCCGAGTCATCACTTTCATCGTATGGCACGCCAAGAAAACGGCAGCCACGACGAAGATAGCTGACGGTTCGGTGTAAAAAGATTCCATGAGTTGCACTCCAACGATTGAGACGGTTGATTGCTGAATAGACGTCGTTAGCGTCAAGTAGTGTTTTTAAATAAACACCACGGACGTTGTAGCCACAATAAAAATCATGGCCACACGACTCGCGAAACAGTCCTTCATTAAAGGACTTGTCAGAGTTTACAGTGAATCCAAGGACGGATAAACATCGACAAGTAAGGTCATAAGCCCTACTATCGACGATTATATCATCCCCAAAGACACCGTAATTCCCAAGGGACTGTCCTCTAGGATGTGTGATATTAATACCACATATTCTATAGACAGCTCTGACTAAACAGGAAAATATCATCGTTTGTAGGGGAAAAGTAAAACCATTCCCCATCGATGATATCATATGTAACTCTATTTCCTGGCCATCTGGAAGGATGGTCAAGGGACTCCTGCATCTCAGAAGCCATGAAACAGCTTCAGAGGGCAGAATCTCTCGTAAAAGCGAAATAGAGATTGAATCTGAGGCACTAGAAAGATCAATAGTACCGAACTTTCCGGACTCAGAACCAATCCGAGCCAAGGTAGCGTTCTTATCGGGTTGCTTTGAGAGGTTGATACCACTTACCTCCTTGAGGCGTCCTTCTAAGACACCACCTATACCCTTCTGGAAAAACATATTCAGAAGGGGCTCTGTACATATAGTCCTGCTTATAACGCGACTCTTCGGAACAAAAGAAAGACGGTTACCACGCACCATCTCGGTTCCATACTTATTAGACCGGAAATTCTCAATGCCGGTCCATAAGTTGTCACCAGAGATAGCGTGCCTAAACAAAATAGGCAGAGCAGGGTCTGTATACGACATAGTGCTAGTCACATACTTTGTATAAAAGTCTGTTGAACTAGCTCCTATGTTAGAACCACTACCTAAACTAAAGTGACTTGCTATATCACTCAAATTTAATAGTAGGGGTTCAGACCTTTTTGAAGAAGATGAAATAGGCGGATTAAAGAAATCCCAAAGTATGGATTTCAGTTCACCAATTACATACTCTTCATCAAGCCGACGCGGTACGAGTTGAGTCTGAATTCGACATCGCTCGTTACACTCTAAAAAGAGTGCTAAAGCCTTATTGTCACGTTCTTCATTATGCTCATCGTTATGAAATTTCTTTAATAACGATAGGGCAAGGGAAGACATGGCAACTTGGCGTTGAGAAATCCCGGGATAAAATCCGGAATCTTCCCAACCCGCCGTATACAGGTCACTCAGTAGTAAAACCGAAAGTGTATCAGCATTAACATGCATAATAACTCCTGGTTAGTCGTATCCAAACAGGGAACCTCTTAGGTCATTTAAGCCGATAAAGGCGAAAATCACCACTCAAAGGAGTCCAATACCGAGAATAGCTTTCGCTATCTCGGTAAGGAGCCAAATGATCAGCAAAGCCCAGTCCAACGGGCTAAACCAGTTCACTTGGTAGAATCTTCCTCACGAACCGTAGGGACATCGATCGGCTCTTTAAAGAGCAGATCTTTGGCCTTACTTCTGCGAGAGAGATTCTTGTCCTTAAGAAGAACCTCCGGCATCGCCAACACCACGCGGTACAATAATCCAAGCAGGATTTTGCGCCACATGGCATCAGATAATGCCGGACACAGTCGTGTCTCCTACACCAGCGGATTGCTGGTTCAGAGCCCCGATGTGCGCGGATAAGGCAGCCCGAATTTCTGCGGGCGAAGCCAAATCGGAACCAGCTGGCACTTCCATTACGGTAGTGATCAGCATAGTACGATAGGGCTGTCCAGCAAGGGGAAGTACTCCCTTTCTGGTAATTACCTTATACACATTGTTTGGAACGTTAGCGATTAAACCCGTTGTCGGATTAGCTTTTCCGAGTGCCTTAAAAACGGCAGGACGAAAACAGCTTATCGTAAACGGAGCCGCCACTGAGTGAACGGTAGCACCCGTCTGCGTACCACCCAAAGCAGTAACTGCCACTTGCTTCCCGTTATTAGAGGGAGGCGTGTCAGCTACGTGGGTATATGTAGGCGATGTGAAACCGGTCTGCGCAGCCCCAGTAATAGGGCTCGTTAGACTAATTGTCATCGAAATGACCTTTCGTAATAGAATTACAGCAAGAGACCTCTCGGTCTACGTTGAGGATGGATAGAAGCATTAGCCTGAGCCCATAGTGCTGACATGTTCGCCCAAGGCGCGAAAATTCCCGGTAACGAGAATTCAAGCGTCCCAAACGGCAAGCCGACATTAGGGGAACGGGTCCATTTGCGACTATCCAGCTTAGCGACAGTGCCATCTCCGCCACTACCTTTATATCCAACAAGTCCCTTCATGTAGTCGTTAGCCGGCGAGAATCCAACAGCATATTGCTTATGGATTACCACAGACTTATCGACCCACGCGACGTCGCTTGTACTGGTTATATTGGCAGTGATTATGTCACCAACATTGGTGAAATAATCGATGAGAAACGACCAGGGTAATAGCTCCCACGCAGTAGGAAAGAACTCTGTCGGCGTAAAGCCGTAGTGTTCTAACTGTTCCTTGTAGGGAGCGCTGACCGTACGCTTGACACAGCCACGCAACTTCACGATAGCAGATTCAACTTGTCTTTTATTTACATAAAAGTAGAGGAATCCGCGACCGTCACTGGTGCGTTCTGTGGAGCTTGACCGAATCTTCTCGTCCTTTCCAAATCCGCTAACAAAGCGGACTTTGTCAGGAGTCAGTGTATTGTATGCCTTAAAGGCACGACCAATATCACCGATTAGAGGAGACCAGCCAAACGCTTGTTCAAGCCACAACCCAGACAGATTCTTTTGCCAATCTTTAGGTCTTTTCTTTTTCGCGTCCTTGACGCGATCTAAATAAGACCTAGCTAGATTGCTAAGACCCTGTAAGGGGTGTCTCATCATGTGAACAGTTTCTCCAAGTTCCCCTAGAAACGTAGGTGCCGAAAAGGCCACTTGCGCTGCTCGGAGACGCTTTCGGAAATTGATCACGGCACGGTTTAAAGCATTGCTCGTTGAGGATATATCGGGAAGCCATAGATCCTGACCATTAATGATCAGATGATCCATGACTAACCATGCCGGGTAAGACCCGGAAATGTCGAATTTCCTCAAAATACCTTGGTTATCTTTCCAGATTACCCAAGAGTACCCAACTAAGTAGTCGAGGCTTAAATAGTAGCCATTAGCATCGGTAGTAGCGTTTTGAAGATTAAGAACTTGCTCCTTCCAATGAGGGTTCTTGAAACCGTTCAGATGTCGATAGATTTTGCCCACTTTTAGATGGACATCTCTAGGAACAGGCTGACCGTCCCAAGTACCTCCGGAAAAGATCCAAGTTCCGTTTCCATAAACGCTCTTATCTCTGCTATAGGCCTCCATAAAGACTCCTTACTGAGTTGGAAAGCAATTAAAACCTGTAGTTACTAGGAACGCTGCCAACCGAAGTCGGTAAGATTCCAAGGTATTGCGTACCAGACTATTATTACTAATAGTCTGTAACTACAGAGAGAAGGCTCCACTTAAGTGCTTAACGCACTTCAGAGGGTCCCC